CAGCGTCATCAATGTGACGATCGGCGAAGCTGCGGGCGATCCGGTGTTTTGCGTATCGGACATTTTGCCGCACCTCGCGCAGGAGCAGATGAAAGAAAAAGCGTCGGATTTTATTCCCGGCGAAAACCTCGACCTCATTTTGAGTTCCGGCATTCCGCAAAAAAAAGACAAACAAAAAGAACAAAGCGATGAAAAATCTTCGAAGAATAAAGAAAAATATAAAAAAGAAAAAGCTAAAAATGAACTTGAAAACTATATCACTAACTTAGAAGCTGATGAAGATTATAAAGAGCTTTTATTCAAGTATGTAGAATATAGAAAATCTATCAAAAAGCCAATAAAAACAATAGTTCCTATACAGAAAATAATTAAAGACTTCCCTAATTATTTTATTTTAGATGAAGCTATAAATATTGCTATGGAAAAGGAATGGCAAGGATTAGAGCCTGAATGGATAGCAAAATATAAGCAATCTAAGACTTGCAATAATTATGGCAATAAGATAGCTGAAAGTAAGGACACAAGTCAATTTTTAGTAGATGATGATTATATAGAGCAAATGAACAGGAGGTATGGTTTAAAAAATGACTAAGGAAGAATTTAATATCAGTTTTAAAAAATTTTTAGATTATTTTACAGTTGGAGATATGACAAAAGAAAAAGCAAATATTTACTGTTTGGCATTAAGCAATTTAACAGCTGAACAATTAGACAATGCTTTTATTTCTATGGTTAGAAATAGAGTATATAAAAATTTCCCACAAGTTGCAGAGATTATACAGTATGCAACACACACAACAGAAAATGAACTTGATGACAGAATAGTTTTGGCTAAACAAATGCTAAAAAATACTATTGTCAGATATGGAAGCTATGGCAGTGTAGAGTTTAAAGACAAAGGAATACACGCAGTTATAGATGCCTTAGATGGTTGGCAAAAAATGTGTTCAATGTCTTCTGATGAGTTGGAAAAATTTTTAACTTTTGAATTTACTAAAATTTACAAAGCATACACTAGGCATAATTACCCAGTAACACAATATTATATTGGAGTTCACGATGCAGCAAATGGAACAAATAATATAAATTTAATTGATTATTGTGATATGGGAAAAGGATTAAATTCAACAGTTATAAATTACACTAATAGTAAAAAACTATTAGAGGATCAAGACAGAGAAATTAAAAGACTAAATGAAATAATAGAAAAACAAGGAGGAACAAATGGTAAATAAAAAAATGACAATGAGGGATTATTACAGAACTTTTATAACAAGAGCTAATAAAGAAGCTGGAATTACTTACAATGCTAGCAAATTAAATAGCAAGGAGGAATGCGAGGAGTATCTTTTAAATCTAATCAAAAATCTAAGATATAAGAAGCAAGATAACAAGGGTTATATCAAAGAGATAGATGACTTAAAAGAAGAAATAGAGATTTTAAATAATAATTTGCTAGCCAAAAACAAAGAAAAAGCAAATTTAAAAGATAAATTTGAGAAGCTGGAAGCTGAAAGAATATTTTATATAACACAAGCAGATGAAGCTAAAAAAGCAAGAGAGAAAGCATTAAAAGATAAAGAATATTATTCATTAGAAGCGAATTTGTGGAAAGAAGATTATTTTAAAGAAAAAGATAAACATAATTCAACAAGAGTAAGGTTAGAATATTTTATGGTTATAATCCTTGGATTAGGTATAATTTCAATCGTGGAAGCTGTATCAATAGCTATATTAGCTTGGAAGTGATGAGATGAAGCAATGCTATACAATACCATACAAGCCTGACAGTATGAATACTCATTGGAGAATAGCAAAGAACGGGGGACAGTACTTATCAAAGGCTGGAAGAGAGTTCAGGGATAATGTTCAAAACTATATAAAACTTTATAAGTACAAGACTTATGAAAAATCTGTAAAAGTTAAATTAGACTTGTATTTTGCAGATAAAAGAACAAGAGATTTAGACAACTATTTTAAAGGGATATTAGATAGTTTTAAAGGCTTTCTATATGTAGATGATAAACAGATAGACAAGATAGAAGCAACGAAGCATATAGGAGCTGGGAAGAACTATTTTATAATAGAAGTTGAGGAGTTACAGTAATGAGTTTAGTAAGAATTAGACATATACCAAAATTGATACATCATTTAGGAGATGGAGAATATAGAATAAAAGTTAAAGACAAAAGAATAATAATATTTTCTAAGAATAAAAGATATGAAAATGAAGAAATTAAAAAGATTTTAGATGAAATCAAGGAAAATGAAAAAGATGAGCATTAAAAACTCATCTTTTTATTTTTTAATTATTTAGATATTGTAAAATCCATACCCCAATTATCAATTTTTATAAAATCTATTATTCTTTCTAATTCTTCTAATTCTTCTTTTGATAATTTTTCTTTCAATAGCTCATAATTTCCTTTATAGATTCTAAGAATAGAGATATCAGCCTCAATATCAAATGTTTCTGTTTCTAGCCAATTTTCAGAGTTAAAAAAGCTACAAATGTTTTCCATATATTCTTTTTCTCTTATGCCTATAAAGTATAAATTTCCATTTAGATAATTACCTTCGTTACATATCTCTTTTATACTTTCCCATTCCTCTTTTGAAAACATTGAATTATCGCTATTAATATCACCAAAATAATCATTTAACTTATTTTTATCAACAAAATATTTATTATCTAGTATTTCATAAACTTTCATTAAAGAATTTAGAGCACTCTCAGTAATATTATATTTTTCTATAACTCCGCCTTTTTTATTTTCTTTCCTTCTTCTAACTATTATTTTATTCATATTTCTTCCTCCTAGTTTTTTAATATTTATTAAATTTTCAAGTTCTTCTAAATCTTCTATTTTAGCAAATTCTTTTATAAACCTTTTTGCGTTGCTTTTCATAGCAGATATTTTTTTCTTTTCCTTAGCTTCTGGATGTTTTTCAAGGTATCTTTTGTCAGCCTCTTTTTGTTGTTCCATTGTTTTATACCCTTTTCTTTTTTTTTCTTCCATTCATTACCTCCTTATATTTGTGAGGGGCTTTTATTACCCCTCTATCTTATTCTTGTAAATTTTCTTTCAGTTTCTGGTCTCCAAGTCCCAGCAATTACTTCATCATAATGTTTTGCTATTTCAATATGTCTTTTAATAGCTTCAACATCATCTATTTGTCTATGAAAAATAAATATATTTTCATATACAGATAATTTTAAAGTAACTCCTATTTTTTCATCTTCTACAAAGATTACTTCATTTTCATCTTTGTAAAATTTAATTCCTAATTCATTGTGGTTCATTAATTCTTTTAACATTTTCATCACTCCTTGATTTTGCTTGATTTTTTATTTAAGAAGTGATATAATCTAAGTAATTGAGGCTTAGAGTTAATCACTCTTAGTTTTACCCCTCGGGGAGAGGGGGATAAATTACTTATCTTTTTTAGTAATTGTAATTGTTAGTGACCAGCTCCCAATCACAATTATAAATTGGATTTTCATTTTATCACCTCCTTCCTTTGAGGTACTTTAATTATAACATAGGTTTAAAACTATGTCAATACTTTTTTTTAAATATTTTTGTAGAACTCAAAAAGTCCAATAATATCAATGGAAAAAAGTGTAAAAAATTTTAAAAAACAATAAAATTTTTTTAAAAATTAAATAAAATAATATCTTACAATCAAAATTTAATTAAAGTAGATGGGATATATAAGAAGAAAGTTTACCAAGGTAGACTAACTTTTTGTATATCCCATTTTTATTTTATTCGTGGAGAAAAAATGAAAACATATAAAAAACATTTTGATATAGGTTTTAGAGATGGACCAGTATTATTTGTACTAGGTAAATTATATATAGGAAGCTATATAGATACACATACAACTTTATTAAATAAAGTGTTAGGGTTAAATTTAGAGTTTGAAACAGTTGAAGAAAGTTTAAACATAAATAGGAACTCCAAAGAAATAACAAGATTTAAAGATATTGAAGGACAGGTTTTATTTGGAAACTTAGCACAAGGCACTATATACTGGGAGCATTTTAATGATAAGAAATTACTTAATAAAGTTGAAAAATTAGAGCCAAATTATAGGCATAGAATTTTAGCAGAAAAACAAAAAAGAAGGTAAATAATGAAAGAGTTAAAAATAATTAATAAAAATATAGATGACATAAAAGAATATGAAAACAATGCAAAAGAACACCCAGATTGGCAAATTGAACAGATAGCCAATTCTATAAACGAGTTTGGATTTAATGACCCAATAGCAATTAATACAGATAATCAAATTATAGAGGGACACGGAAGATTATTAGCAGCTAAACAACTGGGATTAACTGAAATACCTTGTATTGTTTTAGATGGACTTACAGAAGTTCAAGAAAGAGCATATATAATTGCTCACAACAAAACTACAATGAACACTGATTTTGATTTAGATAGATTACAGTATGAGTTGAATGCTCTGAAAGTAGAAGATTTTGATTTGAGTTTAACAGGTTTTAGTGATGATGAAATAGACAGACTTTTAAATCAAGTAGATGACATTGAAGAAAATCAAGAGGAGTTAAAAGAAGATTATGAAGAAATAGAAGTTGAAAAAATAGTAATTAAAACTGGAGATTATATAGAACTTGGAAAACACAGATTATTATGTGGAGATTCAACAAATGAAAATGATATTAAAAAACTTTTAAATGGAAATGTACCAACATTACTCTTTACAGACCCACCTTACGGGATGAAAAAAGAAAAAGACGGAGTGGCAAACGATAATCTTAATTTTAATGATTTATTAGAGTTTAATAAAAAATGGATACCTTTATCATTAAAATACATAGCAGATAATGGAAGTTGGTATTGTTGGGGGATAGATGAACCTTTAATGGATATTTATTCAGAAATTATAAAACCTTTAATCAAGGAAAATAAGATCACATTTAGAAATTTAATCACTTGGGATAAAGGAAATGGTCAAGGGCAAAACTGTGAAGACTTTAGAATGTACCCAATAGCTGATGAGAAATGTTTATTTGTGATAAAAGGTGTTCAAGGTTTTAATACTAATTCAGACAATTATTTTGAAGGTTGGGAACCTATAAGGCTTTATTTATTGGAACAAAGGAATAAATGTGATTGGGATATTCCGACAATGAAAACAATCGCAGGACATTCAGATAAAAGTAGAGACCATTGGACAGATAAAAGTCAATGGAATTTACCAACGAAAGATGTGTATTTAAAATTTCAAAAATGGGCTATTGAAAATAATGTGGATGCTTTCAAAAAAGAGTATGAAGAAATTAAAAAAGAATATGAAAAAATTAAAAAATCTTTTTATGAAACAAGAGCATATTTTAATAACACTCACGATAATATGAATAATGTTTGGCATTTTAACAGAGTTTCAGGAGAAGATAGAGAAGAAGCAGGAGGGCACGTAACACCTAAACCAATTGAGTTATGTGCAAGAGTTATAAAGAGTAGTAGCAGAGAAAATGACAGTGTACTTGATTTGTTTGGAGGAAGTGGAAGTACTTTAATAGCTTGTGAACAATTAAACAGAAGTTCTTATTTAATGGAACTAGAACCTAAATGGGTACAAGTAATTATTGAAAGATATTTAAAGTTCACAAACGATAAATTTATAAAAATAAATGGAGAAGAAATTGACTGGTTAGATTATAAAGTAGGTGATAACAATTGCTAAAAGTAAATATGAAACAGATGTTAAACCGAGACTTGTAGAGATAGAGGCTTGGAAAAGAGATGGATTAACAGATGAACAAATATGTAATAACTTAAATATAAGTATCCAAACATTTTATACATATAAAAGTAAATATATTGAGTTTTTTGAGGCTATAAAAAAAGGTAAAGAAGTTGCAGATATAGAAGTGGAGAATGCTTTATTTAAAAGAGCCATAGGATACAAGCATAAAGAAGTTATAAAAGAAGTAAAAGAAATAGACGGAAAGAAAAGCACTTACATTAAAGAAGTAGTAAAAGAAATGCCAGGAGATGTAGGAGCACAAATATTTTGGCTAAAAAATAGAAAATCAAATAACTGGAAAGATAAAAGAGAAAATGAAAGCGATGATGCTAAACTAATTGAAGTATTAGACAAGCTGGAAGAAAAGTTATAGGTGGTCAAGATGATTGATACTCTATATACAAAAAAGCAAATGGAAGCTTTAAAGTTATTTAAAAAAAATTTCTTTATGCTAACACTTCACGGAGCAAAAAGAAGTGGGAAAACAGTTGTTGATAATGATTTATTTTTACTAGAGTTAAAAAGAGTTAGACAGATAGCTAATAGATTAAAAGTAAAAGAGCCATTATATATTCTATCTGGAAACAGTTTAGGAACTATTGAAAGAAATATTTTAAATGAATTAAGGAATAAATATGGGATAAAGTTCCATATAAATAAATTTAATGAATTTAAATTACTAGGTGTTAAAGTTTGTATGTTTGGACACGGCAAAGTCAATGATATGGAAAGAATAAAAGGTATGACAGCCTTTGGAGCTTATATCAACGAGGGAACAACCGCAAGTGAAGTAGCATTCAAGGAAATATTAAGTCGGTGCAGTGTTGAAGGAGCAAGAATATTAATGGATACAAACCCAGAGGACCCAGAACATTATATAAAAAAAGATTATATAGATAAAGCAGATGGAAAAAAGTTAATAGAGATTAATTTTAATCTGTATGATAATACATTTCTTTCAAAAGAATATATAAAAAATATGGAGCTGGTAACGCCATCAGGAGTGTTTTTTGATAGAAATATAAAAGGTATGTGGACCACAGCAGATGGAGCAGTATATCAAGATTTTAATAAAGCAAAACATCTTATTACAAATATATCACAGTATAATTTTATAGATTATGTTGCAGGAATTGACTGGGGATATGAACACTTTGGTGCTATATGCTTGTTTGGAATAACAAGTAATAATGAATTTATCTTGCTTAAAACAATAAGAAAACAGTATCAAGAAATAGATTATTGGATAGATGAATTAAAAGCAATAAAAGCAGAATATGGAAATATTCAAATGTATGCTGATAGTGCTAGACCAGAGTATGTAATAATGTGCAGAAAAGAAAAATTAAAAGTTTTTAATGGAGATAAAGCGGTGTTATCAGGAATTGAAAGAGTTGCTTCTCTCATAAAACAAAATAAGTTTTTAATATATGATAGTAAAGATTTTCTACAAGAGATATATAAATATGTTTGGGATAAAAAAACTGGTCAGCCTCAGAAAAAAAATGATGACTTAATGGATGCTATAAGATATGCAATTTATAGCTATAAGGGGAAAAAAGAATTTAAAATAATTTCAGTGTAGGAGGTGAATATGGAGAAGATAAAAATCAATGGCAGACAGATGATAGAACAATTTACAAAAGTTCTATTTACTGAAATATCTGAAACCAATGAATTATTAGAACCGTCCACAGTTGATGAAATGTTAAAAGATATTAATATAGCAACTTTAATTGGAAAGATTAATAGAGCAGTTGCAGCAAGAGAGTTAATTGTTGGGACAGATGATACTAATTTAACTGATAAAGCCAATGAAATTCAAGAAAGATTTAATGTAGCCAAGTTTAACAGGATATTTAAACATATATTAACTGCTAGATATTATGGATATAGTCTATTTGAAAAAGTTTATGATGAAGATTACAATTTATCTTCACTTGTGTTTATACCTCAATCATTTGTCAATTATGATACAAAAGAGGGTTGGTATATTAATGCTAGTAATACAAAAGAATATATAAGTAAAGATAAATATTTCTTATGTATTCACGAAAGAGATGTATCCAATAAGAAAGGTAAAAGCATACTGGATAAATGCTTACAGTCTTATACAGATAAGAAAATGTATTCAGCACAGTTAAGAGGCTTAGCCAAAAAGTATGGAGAAAGTATTATATTTTTTGGTTATGATGATACAGAAGAAACTGAGGAAATAAAAAAGAAAGCAGAAGAAATTAAAAAAGTTCAAGGAGCAGAACAAACAGTAATCGGTGTTCCAACATCAATGAACATTGCTTTAAAAGATAGTTTATACATCTTAGATTTGAAAGACATAGACCCAACAATTTATATGAAAATGCACGATTGGGAGTATGAAAAATTAACTCAGTATTTATTAGGTGGAACTTTAACAATTAATAATGGTCAAGGTAAAGGAAGCTATGGACTAGGAGAAATACACAAAGAGGGCTTTGATGAAGTTGTCGACGATTGTTGTAATTTCATAACTGATAAACTCCAAGAACTTTTATATTATGATGCTTATTTTTTTGGATATGATTACAGAAATTTTTATTTTAAATTAGAAAAAACTAAGAATAGAGATGAAGTAATTGATTATGAAATGAAAAGAGAAGATTTAAAAGCAAAACAATTAGCCAATCAAGAAAAGGGAAAAATAAAATCAAAGGATAGTGACATAAATGGCATTTAGAACTATCACAAGGATAAATATAAAAAAAACTAAATTATCTACTAGAACTTTGATGATGTTGATTAGTAAAGATATAAAAGCAGTTATACAAAGTAGATTTAGAAATTCAATAGGACCAGATGGCTCACATTGGGCTGGTGTTAGTTATAGAACTGGAAAGCCATTATTAATAACAGGTAGCTTAATGAGAAGTTTTAAAAACTCTTATACAAGTAATATGGCAATTGTTGGAACAAGTGATATAAGAGCTAGATTACATCAATTCGGTGGAACTATAAAAGCAAAGAACAAGCCTTACTTGCATTTTAAGATAAATGATAAATGGGTAAAAGTAAAAGAAGTAAAAATAAAAGCTAGACCATTTAATGGCTTTAATCAAGAACTATTTGAAAGATATAAAACAATGGTTGCTAGTTATTTAAGTCAAGAATTAAAAGACAGTTTAGGAGGGAAATAGTGAAAAAAAGAATAAAAGTATTTGCTGCTGGAAGTTACCCACAAGGAGAATTTTCAGTTGATAAAGTCAATGAATTATTTTCTGGGATAACAAAAGCAGATGGTATTTATGCTCATTCAAGCAAATGGGCAGAAAAAGGAGAACAGCCTTTAACAATAGGGAAGTTTAGTAATTTCAAGGTTGAAAATGGAATTGCAACAGCAGATGTTGAATTTAATGACAAGGGGCAACAATATTATAATGATGGAGTTATAAGAGGAGTATCAGTTGAGATAAGAGATAATAAGTTGTCTAAAATTGCATTGTTACCAATAGGAGTTAAACCAGCAGTTGCAGGGGCAGAATTTCAAGGGGAAGATTATGCATTATTAGAATTTGAGGAAGGAGGAACACAGTTGAATTTAGATGAAATATTAACACAAGTTAAAACAATGGATCTAGGAGCAAGAACAGCAATAGTTAATGCTATATTTGGAAGCTTAACAAATGATGAAAAGGAAGGAATAAGGGCAGATTTTGAGAAGAAAGAGCCGGCAAAACCTAAATCAGAAGAAGAAATCAGAGCAGAAGTAGCAAAAGAATTTGAAGATAAAACAAAAGGAAATACTTTAAAAGAATTGGCAAAGAAAAAGTTTATACCTTGTATGCAACCAATAATTGAATTTGCTATTGATAAATCTTTAAAAGAAACAAATCTTGTTGAGTTTGAAGAAAATGGAGTGAAAACAAATATTACTTATTTTGAAAATCTTAGCAAAACAATTGAAAAATTACCAGATGCAGCTAATTTCAATAGCACAACAGAACAAATGGAATTTGAAACAAGTGGAGAAGAAAGCATAGTTAATAAAACATTAAAAGAAACAAGAGAAATATTAGGAGGTAAATAATGTTTAACAGAGAAAAGTTTGAAAAAAAAGGCATAGTAAAAGATGTTACTTCTATTGCAGGTAATGTTGATAAATCAGCAAAAAGTTTAGTTATTGGAGATGTATTAGCTTATGACCCAACTAAAAAGAAATGGAACAAATATGTTAAAGCAACTCATAACACAGGAACATTTTTATTAGGAATAGTTAAAAATGATGTAGATGTCACAGCTGGAGACAAGACAATAGCAATCTTAACACAAGGGCAAGTTTATAGAAAAGATGTAGCAGAAGCAATAGACGAAAATTTATTTGTATTATTAGCAAAACAAGGAATTTATTTAGTTTAGGAGGTAAATAATGGCATTAACAAAAATACAACAAGAATTAATTGGAACTTTTGGAGCAATAGAGGTTGAAAAGAAACCATTTTGGAGTACATTCACAGAAGCTAAAACTCCATATCTAGCATTATCAGATACAATAAAAGTTGATGAAATAATGGCTGGTATGATGAAAGCCGGAATAATCCCAAGAGGCGCTACAATACCAGCTATCAAAGTAAACGGACATAATAGAGTTACAATAACTCCATATATAATTGCAGGTTCTGTTGGTATATCTGCACTTGATACTTTAAATGCAGAAGCTGGAGAAGTTGTAATCTTAAATGGTAGAGAAATAAAAGCCAAAGATTATGACAGAATACAAAAAGTTACTGAAATAAAAGGCTCAATTGAAAATACAAAAGAAGATATTGCAGCAAGAGTATTTATAACAGGAAAAACAAAAGATTTAAATGACAATGATGTTGATTTAGGTTTTGTTGCAGAAGAAAACAAAACAAAAGGTACATCAAACTGGACTATTATTTTAACTCAATTAGTTGCAGATTATTATTCTAAGACTAAAAGATATCCAGATAAGATAATGGTTGGGGCAAAAGTAGCAGATGACATTATAAAAGAAATTAACACAGCAAAAACTCCACAATTTACATCAAAAGTAAATATTGTAGATGGTGGAATAAGAATAGAATTAGGAGGATTTGCATTACCAATAGTTACATATCCAGCAAATGACATTGGAGAAAATACAGATACAAAAGTAACTTTATATAAAAATGTATGCTTAATTCCAGTTTATGCAGGACTTGAATATGTAGGAACAGATGGAAAACCATCAATGATTAGATCAGAAGTTGTATTAGATAAGACAGAAGCTAACAAAGAAACTGGACAAGCAAAAATGTTTGGTAAATCTGCACCATTCCCATTGGTTATACTTCCAGAATTATTCAGAAGATATAACTTTACTGATTTATCTTAGGAGCAGCTTATGGAAATAACAAAGTATTCTAATCGTATTCAAAAGTTTTTAACTCAAGAATATAGAACAGAGGAAGCAGCAAAAACTGCATTAGATACTTTTAAAAAAGAAGGGAAAGACATTATAAAACTAAGTGGAATAGAAATCACTGAAGAACATAATGTCTTCCTTGAACTTTATGCAGAACATAGAATATATCAGGCAATGGGAGATGAAAAGATTGCAGCATTAAAGCTAGAAAGTTTTAATAAACTTTTAAAAAATATTTCATCATTTGCAAATACAAAAAAAGAAATTGAAAGTATAAAGAAAAAAGGGTTGATGATTTTCAATGATTAAGACTATGGAAATTTTAAAAGAAGTTAAGAATATTGTATCTAAAGAATTTGAGAATGTATCAATAGTTATGTTAGAAGATGAATTATTTGATGGCACTATTCTTAATGGAGTATCAATTGAACCTGCTGGAGAAATATTTAAAAGCATAGGTATTGGAGGATTTTCTGAAAAAGAAATAGAAAGTATTGGTTTTAATATTCATCTTATTAAAAAACAAGAATACAAAGGGGACACTTATTCTTTGGAAGATTTTATCAATGAAAAAGATAAAATTATAGAACTTTTATATTGTGATGAATTACTAGGACCTAATGGAAATTTTAGAAGTTTTTCAATATCAACAGAGCCTTTAAAATTTACAGATGATGAAACTGTGTTTGCTGTGTGGATATATAGAATAAATGTATTAGGGAAAATTAGAGATTAGGAGGATATATGAATTTAAAAATTGGTATAGGAGTACAAGCTGATGAAAAAACAAAAGCTACAACTATAACACAGTTAAGAGCTACTGAAAGCAATCTAAAGCCATTATTTAATAAAGTAGACTCAGAAGACTTTAATGGTAGTGCTTACAAAGGAGATAGTGTTGTAGTTACTGAAAGTGCTTCTGGAAATATAACTTGTCATTTAACACCAGAAACTTTAAAGCTATTATTTGATGGATTTGGATATAAATTAGCAACAGGAAATGCTGGAATAACTGACCCTAAATTAACTGTTACTGATTTTGCAAGAGCTACTGAAACTGGAAAAGTTGAAAAATACTTTACAATTGTAGAACAAAACCTTGAAGATGGAGAAGAAAGAGTGTTAATCGGTTGTCAAATTAACAATATAACTTTCAATATTTCTCAAGGAGCTTACATAACTGTAAATCTTGAAGTAATTGGCTATGAACATAAATATGAAGATGGCTCACTTACTACAATAAAACCATTAAAAGATTATGACAAGAGATTAACTTGTATAGATGCTACGTTAAAACTTGCAACAACAGATGTATCAGCTAACACGCAATCTATTGAAATAACTTTAAATAATAATTTAGAAGCCAAATACGGTTTAGGAAGTAGAGCAGCAACAAGAATTGTGAGAAATGGAAAGATTGAAGCTAATGCTAATTTAACATTCAATGCTTATGATAAAGCAATTTATAAGAAAGCTTATGAAAATCTATTAAATGGAGATACAGCAGAAGCAGTTATCAATATGCAAACAAAAGATAAAAAATATATTGGTATTTACTTACATAAATTAGGAACATCAAATGTTGAATTTACTGATAAAAATGCTAGTGGTGGATTAACACAAGAATTAAATATTCAATATGATCCAACAAATAAAACACCAATAACATTTGCATTAGGAACAGTTAATTAATAGGAGGAAAAAATGATAAAAAGATTAGGCAATGATAAAAACTATATTGAATACAATGACAAAATAACTTATGGTACTAAAAAATCTTATGAAAATAAGAAAAAACCAAATTCATTCAGAGTTGATGGAGGAGAAGTTGGCTTTGAAATGAATGCAGTTGAATTTTACAAATCAGCTGAATTTGCTTTAATTTCTGGGAATTTAACAAAATTAGTTGAAAATGGAGAAGTTAAATTTGAAAGAGGATCTAACCCAAGAAATACAGTACCTTATGAAGTTATCTGTGATGTAATAGAAAATTCTGAAAATTTAGATAAAATGGTTGAGGATATAGAAGAAAAAAACAATCTTAATCCAAGAACAACAGCAGCTATTAAAAAGGAGATTGAAGCAGAAAAAAACGACTAAAATTTCTTTTAATGGCAAGTGAACATTTTTTAAATGGTTTAGAAACATCAGAAGATAGCCCTTATTATAAGGAAATTATGAAATATAAGGAACTTATAAGAGATAATATTGTATTCTTAAGAAGAGAGACTTTCAGTGGATATTTCTATATAGCATTTTTACCAGAAGGAGATATTGGTTATAACAATCACGAATATAAAGTTATAAAAGATTTAGAAGATGTCAAAGGTGCATTAAATGAAATTTTAAGTCAGAAAAATAAAGAATAATAAGAGGCTTGAAATAGCCTCTTTTATTGAAAGGAGAGTAAAAATTGGCTACAAATACAATAGAAATGAAAGTTATTCTTGATGATAAAGTTACTCCTGAGGTGGAGAAGTTAGCTGCTGCTTGTGGTATGAGTGCACAAAAGTTTAAAGAAATGATGGCTCAAGTGTATAGACTTCAACAGCAATTCGCTAACCTTAGCCCAGAAGTTGCTAAAGCATTTAAAACAGTTCAAAAAGAAAATGAAAAAATTGCAAAAGAAGCTGAAAAAACTGCCAGAAAAATTGAGCAAGAAGAAATAAAAAAAGCAAAGGCTGTAGCAAGAGAAGCTGAAAAAATAGAGAAAACTAATAAAAGAGCTTTTGAACAATCAGCAAAGGAAGCAGCCAAAGCAGCAAAAGAAACTGAAAAAGCTTACAATAATGCAGTAAAAAAAATGAAAACTAATTTTAATGAGATTTATAATGCTGCCAAAGTAGCTTTTGTTGGAATAGCTGGACTTGCTGGATATTCTGTTAAAAGTTTTGCCGATTTTGAATTTTCTATGAAGAAAATAAGAACTATATCGAATGATAGTGTAGATACAATTAGTACTAACATAAGAAAAATGGCTTATGACACTGGGATATCATCAGAAGAATTAACAGGGTCATTATATGATTTAGTTCAAACTATTCAAGATGTACCTGAAAAATATGAGATGTTAAACACTGTTTCAAAATTATCGGTTGCAGGTTTTTCAGACAGTGCTAATGCAGTTAATTTATTAACATCAACTATATTAAGTTATAAATTTCAATTAAAAGATGCCGAACTTCTTTCAAGTAAATTTTTAGTTGCTCAAACAAGAGGTAATACAACTATAACTCAATTGGCAAATTCATTAGGAACTGTTATGCCAATAGCTAAAATGGCAAATGTAGAATTCGACCAATTACTTGCCTCTATATCAACAATGACATTAGGAGGAGTAAAAACAGATGAAGCAACTACATTTTTAAGAGCTATGTTAAATGAATTAACAAGAGTTGATTCTGATGTAAGTGAATTATTTCAAAAAATAAATAAAGGTATGGATTTTAAAACTTATATGGCTAATGGAGGAAACTTAATAGATGTTATTGAAATGCTAAGAAAAGAAGCAGAAAAAGGAAATCAAAGTCTATTAGATTTATTTGGAAATATAAGGTCTTCATTAGGAGCTGGAACTTTATCAGGATTAAAAGATGAATATATAAGTATATTATCAGAAATTGCTAATGTACCAGTTGAACATTTAAATCAAAAATTTAGTGAATTAAATGATAGTACAAAGACAAATTTAAACAAAATAAAAGAAACTATCAGTCAATTTAGAAATGAAATAGGTAATAGGGTTGTTGAAGACATAGGAGAAGCTCTAAACATCACCAATGATAAATCATTTGAAGAAATGTTTAATAAAGAGAGAATAGATAACATTTATGCAACTGGAAAAGCTATTTTATATTTCGCAGGAACCATAACAACATTAGGATTGGCCATAAAAACAGTAACTATTTTAAATACTACATTTGCAAGTATAAAAACATTTGTTACTTGGATAACCACCACTGGAAATGCTGCTTTATTAGGATTTACAGCAACTATCGGAGCATTAATCTATGGAATAAATGACTTAAATAATATGGATTTAAAAAATATTCAAGATTTAGAAAATCTAAAAAAAGAAAATAATGAGCTTGAAAATCAAAAAGATTTAATAAAAGCAGTTAGAGAAGATTTAGAAAAAGGTATTGTAAATCCAGATTTTTTATTAGTTGTTGATGGAATGGATAATTTAAAAGATAGTTTAAAAGAAATAAGTCTTTTAGATCCTAGCACAGATGAATTTAATAAAAAATTAAACGAATTATTGGAGAAAGTAAAAGAGTTAGAAACTGAATTAAATAATACAAATGGAAAAGTTGTAAATGTAGATATAGGTGTAAATATTAGAATACCAAAAATAAAAGCTGAAGATTTGGCAAAATATGATGATGATATTCAAAATTTTACTAACGAAGTTTTAAGTTATAGAACAAAAGAAAAGAAAAAAGCAGAAACCATTGTTATTGGAAGTTCTGGAAGTGGAAAAAGCAGAAAATTAAAAGCAAGTGGAAGCCAAAAGAATCCTTTTAAAGATTTAATTTCTGAATTAGGAGCCAAAATAAAATTTGATTTAAATTTAGATGACAAAATACAAAAACTTGAAGAAGCCAAAACAAAATTTAAAAAGAATATAGATGAAATAAATATTGCTATTGACAACTTTAAAATTGAAGATTTAGGAAATAAAATAACAAAAATATTAGATGGGATTTCTTTAAAATCTCACAATTATTCTATTGATGAACAAATAGAAAAGATAAAACAAGCAAGACTATATCTTGAAGAACAACTAAATCTTGCACAAAAGAATGGAATAAAAGATTTAGCTGAGGAAATAAAAGAAAAATTAACAAAATTAGATTTAACAAAAACTCTTTTACCAATTGAAAGGCAAACAGAAGATATATCAAAAGAATTAGAAAAAATAAAAGAAACTTCATCAGAATTAGAAAAAAATAAAGAAAATTTATCCTTTGATGAGATAAAAAGCCAAAAAGAAACATTACAAAGAGATATAGAAAATCAAAAATCAGTAATTGAAACTGTTAAGAATGCTTATACTGATTTACTGGATAAAGGAATAATAACACAAGGAGATTATGACAAATATAATGATGAATTAAATAAACTTGGAAAAAGTGCAGGAGAAGCTGCTGAAAGTTTAAAAGAAATGCCAAAAAGTTTAAATAATGTTATTAATGGGTTAGCCCAAAATATACAATCATTAGGATCTACTGTTGGAAGTAAAACCATTGGAAATATTGGAAATATAGTAGGAGGATTTACTAATTTAAAAGATATTGCTAATACTTTTAAAACAGGTGGAGGATTAAAATCTATTTTAGGAATGTTTGGAGCTGGTGGAAGTCTTGCAGGAGGAATAACTTCACTAAGTACTTTAATAGGTGGAGCAACAGGAGGATTAGGCATAGTTAAATCTTTGGGAAGTGCTCTGGGCTTTGGTAAAGGAAAGAAAAAAGCTGCTGAAATAGATAATAGAAACAAAGAAAATGAAAATAAATATCAAGAACAAATAAAAGCTATGCAACTTTTGACAGAGGCATTAAGGAAAAACGCTGATTATGTTAAAAATTTCACAGATAAAATTTTATCTGATATTTCTAAAAATCCAACACTTTCATTTATTGGAATGGGAAATAGAAATATTGATTTATTTCAAGAGGCTATGTTAAATGGAAAACATTTTGAAGATATATCAGCTATTGAAAAAGGGTCAGCAAAATACAAAAAAGGGTTTAGAAAAAAAAGAAAAGATACATATACAGCAGTAAATGTAGGAGAAGCACAGCTATTAAAATTTTTAGGCTTCGGTAAAACTGAACTAGATACTTTCAGCGATAGTGAAATAAGACAATTAAATGAAGTTTTAAAGAATGTATCCAATAAAGATTTAAGAAAAGCTACTGGTAGAAATTTAACTAAATCTAATTTAGATGAATGGAAAAGTCAAATTAGTGAGTTTGTATCACAACTAGATTTATTAGAAAAAGAGAAACAAGATTTATTTAAAGGTTCAACTCTTGAGAGTTTTACAGGGATTGATTATTTATCAGAAAAAAAACTAATTGAAGAATACACAGAACAATTTAAACAAATGGGGTTAGTTGGAGAACAATATAATTCAACTATTAAGGAAATGGCTAAAAATAATCAAGTCTTAGTTACTGCTATGCAAGATGTAAGAAACCAAACAATTGAAGGCTTAGCAAGTGGTAATGGCGGATTTTTAACATCTATGAAAGGATATTTTGAAAAGATATTTAAAAATGCAAGTTCTATTGCTTATGATGTAACGTTTTCTGATTTAGACAAATATTTCAATGACGAGTTTAAAAAAATATCTGAAAAGTTAGTAAATATTAAGAAAACTGGCAAATTAGATTTTAAAGATTTATTAACAGGAATTGATTTTAGTAAGTTAAAACTAGCAGAAGGAATAGAAACACAGGCTAAAAAATCTTTGGATACTATAAAACAATTTCTATTAAGTAGAGGTATTGATATTTCTATTATCAATAAAATACTTCCAAATAGTGATTTTAACGACAAATTGAATGATATGAGGAATGCTTTAAGTAATGCTATGAGTGAAGCTCAAAAAGACAAGAAATTTGATAGCTTCACAAAGAATTTAGGAGAATCTTTATATGAAAGCACAAAAGCAAGTCTAATAAAAGCATTTTCAGAAAGTTCAGTATATCAAGGTTTAATATCTAAGTTTGTCAATACAGATGATATGAAAGCAGAGATAGAAAAGGTTGGAACATTTGAGGGAGCATTTAACATTATAAAAAATAAATTAAAAGATTTTGGTTATAGACTAGAAAGTAACGGATTAGGTGGATTTGATGCAATAAATAATAAAGACAGTGTAGATAATCAGCTTGGCAATGCTTATTATCAAGATAAATCTTCTAATGTAGAAATTAAGGTAACTAACAATTTCTATGAAAAAGTTTATGGAGTAGATGACTTAGAAAGAAGAATTTTAAAAAGTGTAAATATTGGTATAGAGACTTGGACTAAAAGACCAAAAGTAACATCGTAGGAGGAATAATGCAAAAGTTAAGTATGGAAACAGACAGCCATTTATATATGGCTAAAATAATAAATATATCTAAAAATATAGATATCACGGATTATGTAGATAGCTGTAATATTACTTTACCTAAAACTAGTGAAATTTCTTCTATGGAAGCTAGTTTTATTCTGGAAGAAAATTTAATTAACACAGGGAATGAAATAAAAATAGAGATTATTGATGAAGTAGGGAATGTCTTATATACATTGCAAGGAATGGCGACACTTGAAAGAAGAAATAAAAGTTATATTGGAACAGAAACTTTTATATACTCAATTAAAGATAGTTATGACAAACTATTTGATAAAGTTGTTCCAGAAACAATGATATTTTTTGATTTATTTTTTTGTAATACAAAAGATAAATATAACTCTTTACTTCATATTGTTGCCAAGAAACTAGACTTTAAAGATGAACAGACAAACTTTAAAGATATAGCTTTTACAGATGGAAGTTTAATGAGAGTACCTTTTGTTTTATTTAAACAAGATGAAAGGTGGATAGATATTTTACAAAGATTTATAAAGGCTACTGATAGTATTTTATATATTAAAGATAAAAAACTTTTTTCAAGACCTCGTAATTTTGAAGTGAATAATAGTTTAACGTTTAACAGAGCTAATATTATAAGTGAACTTGAAGAAACATTTAAACCTAATTTATATAATGGAGTTCGTGTAACTTATGATAGATTTATAAAATTAGAAAATCAGGTTGTTTTTAATTTAGCTCAAAAAATAATAGTTAATGCTTATACAAGATTAGGTGCATCAGAAGTACAATCAATGAGAATAACATATACAAGTTCCAGTGTATCTAATCCTACTTTAACAAAAGCAACAGGATATTATTTTACTAGAGAAGATGATACAAATAGTAAAGTAGATATAGAACTTGTAAAGGGAATACATTATACAGTTGAAGAATGGAAAGAAACACAAGCAATAGTTAAATTTTTCAATCCACATCCTTACAAATTATATATAGAAAATTTTGAAATTAAAGGACTTCCACTTGTGAAGTATCAGGATAATGAAGCTATTATTAAAAATCCAAATGTTATAGAGAAATATCAAGAAAATTTTGTATCTATACAAAAAAATAGAGAAGTACAAACAGAGAAATTAGCAAAACATATAGCATTATCAGAATACAAGGCACAAGTATTAAATAACAGAAGTTTTAGTTTTAACACTTATTTTTTAAAGGATATTGAAATAGGAGAAGTTTACAGCTTAGAAATAGAAGATATTAATACAGTTATTAGAATAACAAATATTCAAATATCTTTAAAGCCTGCACAATTTGTAATGAGAATAGAAGCTGAATGTGTAGAGAATGAGGAGAAGGCGTTATATTCAAATATTTTATCTGGGAAAAGTAACACTAATTTTGTAGACTTAAAACCTTTAGAAGAAAAAATTGCAGAAAGTAATAGAAATTTAAGGATACTTGATAGAGATGTAAGATCCAAATTGTTTAAACAAAAAACACAACCCGATGCAGCAGAAGTAAAAGAAAATGATATATGGCTTAATCCTGAAACTAATGTTTGGAAGAAATTTTATAACGGAGTATGGAATCCAATATCTGAAGATGAAATTTTACCTGCTATGAAAATGTATAATTCTGTTGAAAATAATATTATTAAATTACAAGGAACATCTGATAGAGTAGGGGCATATTTATTAAATGATGGTGAAAAATTTGGAAGTCTTAATGGAGAATTAGCTCATGTAACTTTTGATAAAATGGGACAATTTGAGGCAGAAAATCCAAACAATAGAGTTGCATTAAATATTAAAGACCCAGCTAACCCATATATTGTAACATCTCAAATATTGTTAGGAGTTACAGATATAACAGATAGAAGATGGAAAGATGTGATTTTTGCTATTGGAGATGAAGCAACTCCAAATAGAATAGAATTTAAAAATAGACAACTTAAACAAATTGTTAGTGGAGTAGAACTTGGAACAAAAATAAAAAATGTAGAAAACGCTATTGGTGGAGTAAACAAAACAGCAACAGAAGCAAAAAATAATGCATATACAGCACAAGCAAGTGCAAATAATGCTATGAATAGGGCAAATAGTGCATATAATCTTGCGAATACATCTCAAAATACAGCTAATTTAGCCTATAACTATGCTGGAACAGTTCAAGGCGCATTAGAAACAGGAGATTTTACAATAACAGGTAAAACAAATTTTGATGGTTCAGCTAGATTTGTAAGTCGTGGAACAGATGAAGTAATTACAATAGAAAATGGAGCTATTGATTTTTATAGAAATGGTTATAGATTAACAAGAATTAAAAATTTTAAATATGGAGTTATAGCAACTAATAATTCTGGAAGTGGTGTAATTAATTTTGATGGATTTAGACAGCCTATGATAGTTTTAGCAACTATAAAATCTGCTAATTTTGGTAAAAATATGGCAAGTATATTTTGTTATTCAGAACATATAGGAGGTGTCTCATATAGGTTTTATATAGGCGGAACAAATGAAGAATATAGAGAGGCCAGTCCTATTAGAGTTATGGGGACCAGCTGGGGAATGAGTAATGTAACAGTTTCCACTTTATTAGGTATAACAGGATATATAGATGGAAAACATTTTAAAGGTGGTTATAGAAATCTTGGTGTGAGTGTAGAGAGTATTCACTATTCAATAGATGAAGGAAGAAAACATATGAATTGGAGCTTTAACATTATAAAAGTTCCTTCATTCAATGTAAAAATTAAACGGAATGGAGAGGTTTTATTTGATAAAAATTACTATATAAATATAAACCATAAAAAAAATGTTAGTCAAGTGGAATATTGGATAGATACAACAAGTATAGATGTAAGTTTAAATATTCTAAAAAATTTCGGTGGAAGGTCTTATGTAGGATACAGTTTAGAAATTACAATTTTAGAAAGTAATTTAGAAATAAATGGAGAATTTTATAATAGAAGGAGAGATGATATAGATTTTTACAGGTATAGAGGTGTTATTTATAGTATCAATACTTCTATGTTTAGGAATTTATCAATAATAGCTAGTGCAGAAACATCAGCTATAACATCGGCGACTGGAAGTGGAGAAGTACAATATATAGCAATGGAGGTAGATTAAATGTATTTTTATTTGAAAAAAGATAATTTATTAAATAAAGAAATAGTTGTTATATTTCAAACAGAAAATCAAATACCAAATTACAAAGAAATTATAAATTTTGGAGAGTTAGTAGAATTTAAAGGAGATAATATTCCAGCTAAATGGGAATATTCTAAGACAGAAGATATGTTATATGACCTAAATGATAAACCTAGTCCTTATCATATTTTAAAGAATAAGAAATGGGTAGTTGAGGATAAACAAGGTTTTAAAAAATATTGTGATAATAAAGTAAATGAATTAAAAATAGAAATATTAGAGTATGGTTTTGATTATGAAATAGAAGGAAAAGAACATAGACAAAGATGTAGAGATAAAGATATTTCTTTGATGGGAACTACAATAACATTTTTAATTGCTGAAAAATTAATAACAGGTAATGATGAAACACAAAATTGGTATTTTGAAGATAATTTTAAACATACTATGAATTTATCTGAATTGGTAGAATTTTCTAAATTTGGAAAAACATTTATTGATGGGGTTTATGCAGCTGAAAATTATTTTAAAACTCTTGAAGAGCCTAAATTAATAACTAAAGATGATTATTTATCTAAAATAAAAGAGTTTCAGAAAAAAAGAGGTGTTAATTAATGGAGCATATAACAAATGTTTTAGTTTATTCAAATAGATGTGAAGTCTTAGATAGTCATATATTTACGGTTGATGATAGAGGCTTTCCACATATAAAACTTAAATTTATATATATGTTTGGAACAGAAACATTACAAGGAAAACAATTAGAACTCAAATATATACTTCCAGATAGACGCTATTACAAAGAAAATATAATCATAACTGGAAAAAATGAAGTTATTTTTCCAATTTATTATGGTGTATTTATAAATGGTGGCTGGACAACTCTAAAAATTTCTATTTTAGAAGGAGCAAATAGAATAGCTTTAGATGATATTATTATAAAAACTAAAAAGCTCGAAGTTGGAGAAGAGTTTAAAAATTCAAGAGTAGAAAAATTAGTACAAGCAGAAGTAGTGGCAAAAACGAAAGAAATTAAAGAAGAAAGTGAGAGACAAAAAAAAGAAGTTAAAGAGCTAATAAAAGCTACAAAAGAAAGAAGTATATCAGAAATAGAAGATAGCACTAGAAATAAAATGTCTGAATTTACAGAAGAATTAAAAAAGAAAGTTAATGAACTAGATGTACTTTTAAAAAATGCACAAACAGATATAAAAAATTCTATAAATGGGTTAAATAAAAATGAAAAAGAAGCTATAAAAGAATTTGAAAAAGTATTATCTGAAAAAATAGGAAGTTTAAAAACTCTATCAGATGAATTAAAAAATGACTTATCTAATGTAGTAAGTAAATATGTTGTAGATAATAGAGATAAATTAAAAGGAGACAGAGGACCTGGGATAACATCAATATCTGCTATCAGGGATAAAATCACTATAAACTATGACGACAATAAAACAGCGGTTTTTACTGTACCAACAGTTGCTGGAAGAGATGGTAGAGAAATACAAAGTCTAATTTACTCAAATAATGTTTTAAGATTAATTATGAATGATAACAGCGTTAAAGAGGTTGCTATTAGACCTACTCAAAATAATAATCTTAAAATAAAAAAAGTTTTTGATGGTTCTGCTCCACTTAATATTAATGTTATTTGTAATTTACCAGATGGATGGAAATTTTGTTTTATTAAATTTAAAGTAAGTTATGGACAGATAAATACTCAAATGTTTTTTAATGATAATAAAGGTTCCTATGAAGTTTTTACAGGATTTGCAGATGTTCCTCAGATTCTAAAAATTGATAATTCAAAAGGTAAAAATTCTATGTATTTTGACTTTGGAAATGATAATTACAATACTAATAATATGAATTATAATTTAAATATTTCTGAGGTTATTGTATTGTTTGAGGAATAAGGAGGATTATGAAAATTATAATAAATAAAAATAAAAGAATTATTGCATATACTAAAATAGGAAATTTAGAAGGAGCTATTGAAGTAGAAGAATTTGATTTTATACATCAACTTGAAGATTATATTTATGAAAAAGGGAAAATAATATATTCTCCAGATTTAGAAAAAATAAAAAAAGAATATTTTGAAAATATAGATAGATATAAGGTAGAAATTCTGAAATATGGATTTGATTATAAAGTGAATGGAAAAGAACATAGACAAAGATGTAGAGATAAGGATATAGCTTATATGGTTGCTAACATAGTTGCATTACAAACAGCTAAAACATTAGGAATAGAAAAAACAATCACTTGGTATTTTGAGGATAATGTTGGAATAACTGCTGGTCTACAAGAATTAGGACAATTAATGTTATATGGAACAACATTTGTACAATCTGTCTATGATACAGAAAATTATTTTAAAACATTAGAAGAACCTATGTTAATAAAAAAAGAAGATTATGAAAATAAAATAAAAGAATTTATGAAGAATAGTAATTGAAAAAGGAGTTGATAAGTATGTACACTTTATCACAAACCAGCTTAGAAAAAATGAATGGAGTTCATCCAAATGTTGTAAATTTTATGAAAGAACTTATAAAAGAGTCGCCATTTGACTTTAAAGTTACTTGTGGAGTTAGAACTGCAGAAGAACAAAATCATGAGTACCAAAAAGGTAGAACAATTTTGTTTGATGAGAATGGGAAAAAACAACCAAAAGTCAGTTGGTGTGATGGTTATAATTTAAAATCAAAACATCAAGTAAAAATTGATGGTTATGGATATGCTGTTGATATAGCTGTCTTGGAAAAAGAAAAATATAAAGATATGAAAACTGGAGAAGTAAGAGAAAAAACTGTCGTTAGATGGGATTATAAATATTACAAAGCTATTTATGATGTTGCTAAAACTAAAGGTCTTATTGATAAATATGGGATAGTTTGGGGTGGAAATTGGAAACAAAAAGATTTAGTTCATTTTCAATTAGGAACAGCTGATAATATTCAATTTAAAAGATAAGGAGAGTTAAAATGGAAGCATTTATAGAAAGAATGATTGTAGAGAAAAATGAATTACAAGATAAAGTAACGAAGTTAGAAAATTTTGTTACTGGAGAAAAATTTAAAGAATTAAAAGGATTAGAACAAGTCTATCTAAAAGAACAGCTAAAATTCATGAAGGGTTATTTAAGTGTATTAAGACAAAGAATTAATTTTTATAACAAATAATAGGAGGAATAAAATGCCAGAACTAGATGAATTTGATTTAAAATATTATGATGGAAAAGATTTTATTTTAGAAAAAGATTATAGATATATGATAGGAGAAAAATTAATTCATATTCCTGCAGGTTTTAAGTGTGATTTAGCTAGTGTACCTAGAATTTTCAGAAATGTTATTAATACTTATGGGGACCACACAAAAGCAGCCGTTATTCATGACTGGCTATATAGAAATGGTCATAATTTGGGAGTAAGTAGAAAGGAAGCAGATAGAGTATTTTTAGCAGTTATGAAAGAACAAGGGGTTGGCTTTTTCAAAAGACAGTTAATGTATAGAGCTGTTAGAATATTTGGGAGGTTTGCATACAAGGAGGATTAATGGAATTAGAAATCACTTTAACATTATTAGGAATGCTTGGAACATCTTTAATTACAGTTGGTGGAGTTATCTTAGGCTATCATAATTATCTAATGAGACAAATTAACAAAAGATTAAAAAAAGAAACATATTATATAGATCAAGAAAAATTAGATAAGCAACTTGAAGAAATAAAGAATAGCTCTGAAAAACAAAAAGATGAAATAAAAGCAATGATAGCCAAGTTAGGAGATAAGGTGGAAGCAGATTATCAAAAGATTTATGATCATCTACTGAATTTTAATAGAAGAAATGGGTAG